TATGACGACAACCCATATCGAACAGAAGAAGGACTAGTCTCAGTAGATTCTGTTGAAGAAACCGTTTATCTAGTCGCTTGTGATTTAAGAGGATTTTATCGAGTAAAGGAAGAGGATTTGGAGGTGCGACATGACTGAACAAGAACTGCTGCAAGAAGCGTTGGAATGGCGGGAACACATTTCAAAATTAGCGAGTGATTATAGCGACCAGGAGTTATTCATAAAACGGTTAGCAACAATCGAGTGGCTTGTCAAATGTGCGGAAAAGGTGGTGGGAGAATGACGGAACGCTTGGAAGAAATCAAAGAAATATACCGATGGGCAATAGAAAACTCAATAGCTAATCGTATAGCAGATTCAGATATTGAATGGCTCATCAATCGTGTTGAGGAATTGGAAAAAGAAGTTGAAAAACAAAAAAATCGTAAATATCTCAAAATGAGACAGCGAGATGATTTTATGAAAAAAGCACAACGCTACAAACAGGCTTTGGAGTTTTATGCAGATAAGGAAAATTATTTTCTCAAACAAAGAATGACGAGTAGTTTTTATACACCAATTGAGTTAGACAAGGGAGAAAAAGCACGTCAATCATTGGATCGTGATGAAAATTGAAATACGAACAAGCAAAAGCACAGCTAAAACATGCGCTGAAACACCAAAAGACCATATCTATCCCTAAGCTAAACAAGTTGCTACAGAGCATGAATATTAGCTTTAAGCCATCTGAATCCGTAGAAGTTAAATATCTAAAAAGCGAGATTAAGAAATTACGTAAACAGTTAAAGAAAAACGGGGGGGGAATGAAAATTGAATTTGAATAAATTATTCGAATTACAAGCAAAGCTGGATGAACATATCGTCAAGAAGAAAGGACTTGAAGGTCAGGATTTGTTACCTAAAAAGATACTAGCTCTCCAAGTAGAGCTCGGCGAACTTGCAAACGAATGGAGAGGGTTTAAGTTTTGGAGTGAGGACCAGGAGCCTAGAACAGTAGAAAGTATTCCTACCGATTGGGATGATGATGGAACACCTACAGAATGGAATGTTAATCCGCACAAAAACCCACTCCTAGAAGAATACGTTGATGTAGTCCATTTCACTTTATCGGTTGGACTTGAAATAGAAATTAAACATGAAATATTCCCTGAACCAATCAATTATGGCGATGTAGTAATTCAATTTAATGAGTTATTTGGACAGATTTCTTATTTTGCTAGTGTTCTAAATCGTGAGAATGATTGGGAAGAAGTTGAGAGTGAATACGAAAGGATATGGAGCTTGTTATTCGGTTTAGCTGGATTGCTCGGCTTCACATGGGAACAAATTGAACAAAGTTATCTACAGAAAAATCGCATAAATCACGAACGGCAAAACAATGGCTATTGAGGTGATATATTTGGAAAGGTTCATATGTCAATGCGGCTGTGGGCAAGAGATACATTATAAAAAACACCATAAAAGATATAAGCCAAAATTTATCAAAGGGCATAGCAATCGAGTAAGGAGAAGAAAACCTTACAATGTGGAAAAGGCATTTTGGGAAAAGCTAACAAAAGAATTTGAAAGACAGGTGAATGGGTACTAATGGCGTGGATCAAGGACGGGAAAATACACAAAATTGTTACCGGGCATATGGAAAGCACATTCCACATGAACTTAGAAGCACATAAAAAGAGAGGTTGGAAAATCAAGGGTGAAGTAAAACGAGACATATATGGATTATCTTGTTTGATGGTTTGCGAAAGGAAGGGGTTACGTGACAGCAACAAAATATAACTCCAAGAAAGTAGAGCTAGACGGATATACATTCGATTCACAGATTGAAGCTAGGTATTACCAACGGTTGAAATGGCTGCAGGAGCATAAAGAAATACTGTTTTTCCGGTTACAGCCAAAGTATTTACTCCAAGAAGCGTTCAAGAAAAACGGTAGAACTTATAGAAAAATAGAGTACATTGCCGACTTTGAAATACATCACTTAGATGGAACAATCGAGGTTGTGGACGTGAAAGGTATGGAGACAGAGGCCTTCAAAATTAAGAAAAAACTGTTTGAAAAGAGATATCCCCATAAACTCACCTTAATTACATACGTCAAGAAATATGGGGGATGGATTGAACTAGAAGAATTAAAGAAAAAGAGAAAACAAGCGAAGAAGGTGAAATAATATGTCGTCAGTCCTTAAAAATGGCTCATATGACGTTTTGAAAGTCTCAGAGATAAATAATACCCAGACAAGCTTAATTGGCAAGAATGAGCCAATAACAAAGCGATATGAGGCATTAAGAGAACAACTAGAACATGCACTTAAGGCTAAAGACCAAGCGATAGCATATAACGCAATTTTAGAGAACCTGCTATACAAGGCAGAGCAAGAAATCAAAAGGTTGAATGAAGAAATCAATCAACTTACACGAAAGTAGGGCTAGGGGATGGATATTGTTATTGTCGACGATAGAAAGCCTTGGATGAAAGAAGAAGATAAGGTAATGACATGCGCTTGGTTTTGCCCGCTGTATAGAAAGTGTAGTAGTCGAATGGGTTATGACTGTAAACGGCTAGGCGGACCGGAAATACCGAAAATAAGAAAGTGAAAAATATAAAAAAGCCAGGACCACTCCCGGCGAATGTACTCGACTATAACAATTTTAACACGGGGTGGTCCTTTTGAAAATAGACGTAGAAAAAATGACAGCTGAAATAGATTTGATGGACAATAAAAAAATGTATGTAGTGAAAGATGGACGATTGATAGAACACGAATTGCCGGATTACGGTGAAACAGTTGTAATTACCATTGGAGGGAAAATAGACAGATTTGAAACTACGGTGAAGAAAAAAGTTTAAATTTGCCTAACGGAAAAACCGAGGGCACTGATCACGCATTAGCGGGATTGGTGTCCTTTTTTGTTTGAAAGGAGATGAAGTAATGAAAGTTAGAGTGACTAATGACCATTGCAAAGGATGTTTTTGGCTACAAAAAGGGCATTTATGTCCGTTTTATCGGTGCGTTAAGCGTTATGGGTTTACTCATGATCAACAAGGAGATGATCGGGATGAATAAGAAAGAAATCGAACAAATCCTAAAAGATTATCATTGGATGATAAATTCTATAAAAATATTAAGAGATTCAATGAAAGATGCCGGGGAGGGGTTGACTGCTCAATATGGCGTTGAAGCATCTCTTCCAAAACCAAAAGGTGTAACCGGTGATCCGATTTATAGAGAATATTTGCGCCGGGAAAAGCGCTGGAAAAAGATCGAGCAGTATGAACGGAAAGTGAAAATGATTCAAGATCGCATTCACGTTATACAAGACGAGCGTGAATTTGAAGTGTTGCACTGGTTGTTAGATGGGAAAAGTTACAGATGGATTGCAATGCATATGGGGTTATCTCATTCTCATATTAGAAGGTTGAAAGATTCTATAGTGGAACAATTAGCGAAAAATGTTCCAGATGTTCCAAATGTTCCAAAGGATACAATTTCGACAAAGGAAAAATCGGCATGCTAGAATGGAAGGTAGGACGGAGCGGAAGAAGCTCCAGGGTTGGTAAACCATCTATATCTGATTGAAGCACCACCTTTCGGTGGTGTTTTTTGGTTTTTAAACCAAAAGATGCAGGAAAATCGCCTCCTTTTGTCGAATTGTGTTGGCAGAGGAGGAGATGCTAGTGTCAAAGATAAAAAAAGTAGGTTTTAACTTTTTTAGACCGATAATTAAAATGAAGGATGATGAGACAAAACTATTTAATTTTAAAGACATTTTTGAAAAAATCCGAGGCGAATATTCACAAGCAAAAGAAATAAATGATTTAGAAACTGAAAATCATAAATTGGTTTATAATTACAACGGTGAACCGGCCAGGCTTTCAAGTATTGAAGTTGATGTAGATACGGAATACTATCACCTGGTCTTTGAAAGATTAAATTATCAAGTTCCTACTCGTACAACTCTACATGGTGAGTCACAAGCGTTAGATTTAGATGAAGATGAATATATTGGATTTGAAGTAAATGTATTATACGATCCCTATCATCAAATATTTATGATACAGAGGAATAGAGATTCACTCGGACCATCTGGAATAGAAATATTTCTAAGAACTATTATTGATAGATATGTAGGTCAGATTGACGGAATTTTTAATCTTGCTATTGTCTCTGATACATCTGCCAAAAAAAGAGCGTTTAATCAATCAGCATACCGTAAGATCCATATAAAAGTAACTGGTAATAAAGCTAATGGTATTGTGGAAAAATTTACGAAAGGCGGTAACAAAGGTGTTGATTCAGTTGAAATAATTTTCAATTCAAAAATAGAAAAGGCTGAAAAAATTGACGAGGATTTCGCTAAAAAAATATTGGATGAATATATTGACGACCCTGAAGTTCAAAAGCTCCGTATTCGTTCTAGAGAAAATGAGGATGATGTTGTAGAGCCAATCGATTTAATCGATCATAAACTCCAAACTTTTTGTGAGTTTGATTATCGGGAAAATCGGCATTTAAATCCAATAAGTGTCTTCGAAAAAATGAAGCTTAAATTTGATATTGAGGATGGAGGTTTTAAAAATAAAGTGTTAAGGGAGTCTTAATAATGAGAATATCATATAAAGTTTTTGGTGTCTCATTAATTATTTCAGTAATTTCAGGAGTGCTAGTTTATAAATTTACATCATTATATAAAATTGATGGTTTTGATAAAGCATTAGAAAGCGTTCTGCAATTTTCAAGTATTAGTTTAGGCTTTTACGGCACGTGTATGAGCGTATTAGCATCAATTTTTAATACAAAAGTTGTTAAGGGAATTATGAAAGATAAAGAAGATAGAATGGAATTTATAATCATAGCTTGTTCAACATTAATTATTGGTTTTTTAACAGTTATTACTACTATTGTTTATCAGGTAATGATAGAGAATAAAAATGTAAGTAATTTGTGTTTGGATTTAATTAGTTCTTTTTGGTCATCAGTATGTGTAATGTTTATATGTACGATTTTTTTATTCACCATCATATCATTTTTGATATTCTTCAATAATAAAGACGAAGAATACAATTCGAACAATGTTTACAATCCTCAATTGAAAAATAATAGGAATTAGGAAAAAATTAAAACATCAAAGCACCCCTTGAGGTGCTTTTTCTTTTGTCCAAAACAACTCAAATATGACGGAGGTGGCGGTGATGTGACGTGGCAAGACCAAGAAATCCAAAAAGAGATCAAGCATTCGATATTTGGAAAGAGAGTGGCGGAAAAAAGAAGCTAAAAGACATTGCCGTCGAACTGGGTGTTTCAGATTCACAAATTCGAAAATGGAAAAATCAAGATAAATGGGATGAAGCTTTGAATAGTAACGTTACTAAATCAAAAGGTAACGTTACCAAACGGAAAAGGGGAGCGCCATTAGGTAATAAGAATGCAGTTGGAAATGAAGGTGGAGCGCCTACAGGAAACCAAAACGCATTAAAACACGGCTTCTTCTCCAAATACATTCCAGCGGAAACTCTTGAGATCATGGGCATGTTGGAAGAAAAAAGCCCTGCTGATTTAATCTGGGACCAAATCATGATTCAATATGCTGCTATCATCCGGGCGCAGAAAATCATGTTTGTCACCGACAAAGATGAAATAATTAAAGAACTTAAGAAGGAAAAAACAATGAGTACTAATAAGATGGACAGCACAGAAATCGAATATGAATTCCAATTTGCGTGGGAAAGGCAAGCACAATTTCTTAACGCTCAATCTCGAGCTATGTCAGAATTAAGAGGTTTAATCAGACAGTTTAACGAAATGGCGACAGAGGACGACGAGCGCCGTTTGAAACTCAAACATATGCAAGTATCTATTGATAAAGCGAAACATGAAATGGCAATTAAGGAAAAAGAACTTGATCTCAAAGAAAAAGAATTGGCTAAGAAAAATGCTCCTCCAGAAAAACCTGATGTTGATTCTTATATCGAAGCGCTGAAAGGTAAGGCGGCGGAAGTGTGGGGAAATGATGAGGAATAAAGGATTTCAATTCAAACCATTTTCCGATAAGCAAATACAATTATTAACGTGGTGGATGCCAGATATTAGTCCTTATTCAGACAGAGATGGAGTTATTGCCGAAGGGTCTATTCGTGCTGGGAAAACAATAGCAATGATTGACTCTTTTATTATGTGGTCATTGAACACGTTTGATGGAGAGAACTTTATAATTGGTGGAAAAACGATTGGAGCTTTAAAACGTAACGTTATGAATCCAATGTTTCAGATATTAACATCTAAAGGAATCCCCTATAAGTATATCCGTTCAGATGATCCAAGGATTGAAATTGGAAACAATACTTACTATGTCTTTGGAGGAGATAATGAAAAATCACAAGATAAGGTCCAAGGGTTAACTGCTGCAGGGGCTTACTTGGACGAAGTAGCCCTTATGCCGAAATCGTTTGTTGACCAGGTAATGGGCCGCTGTTCGGTTGAGGGTGCGAAATACTTCTTTAACTGTAACCCTGGACACCCGAAACATTGGTTGAAAACTGAAATAATTGATAATCCGGATGAAAAAAACTTCTTGGTCTTGCACTTTACAATGGATGATAACCTATCACTATCAAAAAAAGTAAAAGAGCGTTTGAAACGTATGTTTTCAGGAGTTTTTTATTTGCGCTATATACTCGGTAAATGGGTTATTGCAGAAGGCCTTGTATACGAGGATTTTAAAGAAGAAAAGCATGTAATCAGCCGAGAAAAAGTAAAAGAAATGATTAGAAATAATGAATTTTATGCTTTCATCGGTGGTGCTGACTGGGGATACACGGCTCCCATGGCTGGAGGTATTTATGGATTATCCCGAGGAAAAGTAAAGGCAGTCAAAATAGCTGAATTTTATGAGACTAAGAAACAAACCGAAGATATTGCTAATTGGTTTTTAAGCTGGGAAAAGAAGTTAGGGAAGAAATTAAAAATTATTTATTGTGATAGTGCTGAACCAGACCGAATTATGATGTTTCGAAAAATGCATTTAAGAGCAAAAGGTGCAGTAAAAGAAATAAATGCTGGCTTGAATACAGTAATGATATTACACAAAAATGATGAATATCTCATTTGTGAAGATTGCGTAAATACCATTAATGAAAAACTAACGTATAGTTACCCCGAAAAAGATGATCCAAAAGCTAAAAAGGATCAACCTTTAGACGAAAATAACCACGCTATGGACGAGGAACGTTACGCCTTGCATTCTTATTTTAGAAAAAGGTAGGCGAGACCATGAACGAATATCTTAATCTATTAAAAAACAACCATATTACAGCCGATATCGTCGAAATGATGATTAAGGACCATGAACCAGACCATAAGCGTATGAAACGTTTATATGAACGATACAAGGCAAGTTTAGAAGGTGTCCCAATATTGCAAAGAACACCTGTTGAATATGAGGATTTTGAAACAGCTACTATTAAACGGATTGATAATAAGGTAAACAATCGTTTAAATAATGCATTTGACGCAGATATTGTCGATACAAAAACAGGATATATGTTTGGTTATCCGATTTCATACAGTATCGATGATAAACAATCGCCATGGCAAAGGGAAATTGAGAAATTCTTATTGCGTAATAACGTAGAGGATGTCGATTCGGAAACAGGGAAAATGGCGGCTATTTGTGGTTATGCTGCAAGGCTTTCTTATGTTGATGTAGACGGAAAAGAACGAATCATGAATGTAGATCCATGGGAAACCATTATCCTTTCTGCAACTGATATGACAGAACCGCAGTATGCCTTAAGGTATTACACAGTTTATGATTGGCTAAACAGTGCCAAAATCTCAAAACGTAAGGCAGAATTTTATGATGATACAAACGTTTATTTTTTTGAATCTACAGGCGAACAAAAACTGCAGTATGTTGGCGAACAACCGCACTTATTTGATTATTGCCCGTTGTTTGGGATTCCGAATAATAAAGAGTTGATGGGTGATGCCGAAAAGGTCTTGAAACTGATTGACGCCTATGACCGTACAATTTCAGATGCAAGTAATGAAATTGAACAATATCGTTTAGCGTACTTAATTTTAAAAGGATTAGGTGCTGATGAAGAAACATTAGCTCAAGTGAAAAAAGCTGGTATCTTTGAGTTGTTTGACGAAAAAGACGACGTTAAGTATCTGACTAAAGATATTAATGACGCTTTGATTGAACACCATTTAGATCGAATAGAAAAAAATATCATTCGTTTTGCAAAATCAGTTAATTTTACCGACGAAGCCTTTTCCGGCAATTTATCGGGAGTGGCCATGAAGTTTAAAATCATGGCACTAGAAAATAAATCGATTACGATGGAACGCAAAATGACCGCCGCTTTACGCTATCAGTTTAAGTTGCTCTGTTCAGCTTGGGCTAAAAAAGGCATATGCAGTAAAGATGATTACTTAAAGGTTTGGTTTAGCTTCAAACGCAACCTACCTGTAAATTTGTTGGATGAAGCCCAAACAACAGCGCAACTAAGAGGTCAAGTGAGTGAGAGAACACGCTTGTCGCTATTATCTTTTGTTGATGATGTAGATTACGAATTAGAAGAAATGAAAAAAGAGGAAGAGGAAATGAACCTTGAACCTCTAGGCGGTGAGGATGACAATGAACCAACTGGAAATCGAGGAATTTCTTGATCAACTGGCCCGAAATCTTGAATCAGATATTGAGGTAGTCTTTAATCGCCGTTTGCGAACAATACTAAATGAGATTGCTCAAATGTATGAAAAATACTCAAACAAAGAAGGTGTTGTTTCCTGGACGGATATTAATCGTTTTAATCGGTTACGAAAAGAACTCGAGCGAATTCACGAAGAATTAACAGCGACTTATAAAGAGATTATCAATACCATCCAGGAATCAACAGAATACATCTATTTACAAGGCTATATGCGGCATATGTATCTGTATGAAATGACTACAGGTGCAACTATGCGAGTAGTTTTACCAAGCATGCGTATTATCCGACAAATATTGCAAAATCCTATTGAAGAACTAACTTTGCCGGCTGTTTTGGAAACACATAGAAATGAAATAGTCAGGCGAATAAATATCGAAATCGCTCAAGGTATTCAAGCCGGTGAAGGTTACCCTCAAATGGTTAAAAGAATACAAAATGCGGTTAAATTTAGCCGAAAAAAAGCGACTCGAGTAGTTAGGACCGAGGCTGGCAGGGCAAGAAGTTTAGCTAGTTTGAAATCCGAGGAACAAGCTAGTCAATACGCGGAATTAACAGGTGTTTGGCTATCTGCATTAGATTTAAGGGTTAGACGATCTCATCGTGATTTGGACGGTAAGGAAACTGATAAAGACGGTTATTTTCATTATCACGGACTGAAAGCGAAAGGTCCTCATTTATGGGGAACGCCCGAGATGGACATTAATTGCAGATGTGTAAAAATCACTAAAGTTAATGGGATGTTGCCAATTTATAGACGAGGGAGAAATTATATGGATCCTGATTATCAGAAAAAGCTTGCTGATAGGATAGAAAAATACATGGTGGATGAAGGATTAACGTACAAGCAGGCTTTTAAGAAAGCTGATAAAGAAATTACTGCGCCTAATATCGTTATGGACTATGTAACATTTGATGAGTGGCATAAAAAACATGCTAGTTAGGTGGTGCATTAGATGACTAAAGATTATCTTAAATCGATTGATCAGACTTTGAAAGATATATTGAAAGAGTTGAAGTTAGCAAACAAAAAAGACACGCATGATATAAAATCAATTGCTAAAGAAATAGCGATATACCAAGAACATGCCAGGGCTATTAATAGGAGGTGATTACTATTACCAAAATCGAAGTTACAACTGATTCTGATGGATACATGAAAATCGAAGCCAGTGGACATACCAACAGTGTGATTTGTGCCTCTGTTTCTACACTTTTACAATCGTCAGTGAGGTTTTTACAAGAATTAAGCGAACAATATCCAGATCAATTACAAGTTGTCATCAAAAGTCCTGAATAAGGGCTTATTTTTATACCAAAAACTTGCACTTGCAGGGCTTTTTGAACTGTAAGGGCACTAGGAGGAAATGAAATGTTAAAAAAAATTATTTTGCCAGTAGATATTAAGCAGTTTGATGATGGTATCACTTTAGATGTAATTAAAAAGTTTTTCACTGACAACAAAGATAATCCAGATGTAAAAGCATATCTTGGAGAACTTTCAGCGCCTACTGTTGAAGGAGTGAAAGGGTTCCTTGATACAGAAGAAGGAAAGAAATTGTTGCAACCAAGATTGGACGCTCATTTTACTAAGTCACTTGAAACTTGGAAAACAAACAATCTCGAAAAGTTGATTGATGAAGAGGTTAGAAAACGAAATCCAGGCAAAACACCTGAGCAAATTGAGTTAGAGAAACTGCGTAAAGAAATTGAAGATGAACGGAAGGCCCGTAATCGTGAAGCTTTGGTTAACAAAGCCTTAAAGATTGCAGATGAAAAAGCACTTCCTAAAGGCGTCATCGATTTCTTTGTCGGTGAGGATGAAGATGGAACAATTTCTAATCTTAGCAAGTTAGAGGAAGAATTTAATGCTGCTGTTACAAAAGCTGTTGAAGCAAAATTTAAAGCAAGTGGTCGTGACCCTGAACCGGGTAACAGTGGAGGAAATAGCGGCCAAGCTATTGATATTAGTAGTTTAGCCAATGAAGTAAGTTTAACAAACTAAGAAACGGAGAGATGAATTTATGATGACAAATATTTTAAAGGTGAATATTCACCAATTCGATGCTTCGAATGTATTACTTCAAAACGCTGTGTCTGGAGAAATTCCATCAGAACAAGCAACACTAGTTTTAAAAGAGTTTATGAAAAACAGTGCAGTCACTCAACTAGCTAAATATGAGCCTATGACAAAACCAAAAAAGAAATTTACGTACCTAGCAGAAGGTCCGGGAGCTTACTGGGTATCTGAAACGGAACGGATCCAAACTTCTAAAGCAACATGGTTAACAGCAGAGATGGAAACTAAGAAACTAGCTGTTATCCTTCCTGTTTCGAAAGAATTTTATCGTTACACGGTTCCGGCTTTTTTCAACGAAATTCGTCCGGCAATTGCAGAAGCTTTTTATATTGCGTTTGACCAAGCTGCACTATTCGGAGTAAACTCTCCGTTTAAAGCAGGGACATCTGTATTTGATCGAATTACGACCGCTGGAAATACTGTGCAAATCGAATCCCTCGGGTCTCTTTATGATGAGTTAAATGGCGTTATTGGTTTGATTGAAGATGGTGACGGTGATCCAAACGGTTTTACAACTATCAAGAAATTCCGTCAAAAATTACGGGGTGTTAAAGACACAACCGGGAATCCAATCTTTAATGACGCTCGTCAAGGTGTTACTTCTCAAGTACTAGGCTTGCCTATCGGCTATGCCGACGCAAAATCTTGGGACCAAACAAAGGCACATGTATTAGCTGGTGATTGGAAATACGCCCGATATGGAATCCTCCAAAACATCGAGTATAAAATTTCCGAGGATGCTACATTGACCACTATAACTGACGTGCAAGGCAATCCGTTTAATTTGTTTGAACGTGATATGTTTGCATTGCGTGCAACAATGCATGTTGGATTTATGACTTTGAAAGATGAGGCATTTGCTGCATTAACACCTAAAGTAGAAACAGGGGTTTAATGAATCATAGGCGGCTTACTAGTCGCCTTATTTTTTAGGAGGGCTCTAAATGGCTAAAAAAATCAGAATTCAAAATAAAGATGGTAAAGTTTTAGAAGTTTATGAGAAAGCATTCCAAGTTGTTTATGAAGGTGCTGGGTTTTATCCTGCAAAAGAGGAAAAAGCGCCATTAAATCCAGCGCAAAATAATGCTGATCATGATGATAAAAAAGACATTGCTGAAATGACAGCTGAAGAACTTAAAAAAGTCAAAAACGAGGATTTAAAAGCTTATTTGGATGAGTTAGAAATTGAGTATAAATCTAATGCTACAAAGGATGAACTAATTTCACTGATTGTAGGTGAATAATATGACTTTAAAAGATACAATCGCAAATATGGCGGAAATAGATATGAACAAATACAGCGATTATCTGGACAAATATATTCCCATCTTGCTTGAATTTGCCGAGGACCATTGTAATAACACGTTTGATGCAGAAAATCCTCCAGGAGGGGTTAAAATATTCATAGCCGAATCCATCAAACATAAGCTGAACAGCAAATGTCTTTCTAGTCGGTCTATGGGGTCCGTTTCGTATTCCTATGACACCGATCTACCGGACAAAATAAAAAAATACTTACGACCTTACAGAAAGGTTAGATTCGTATGATGTTAGACGAATTTCCACATGAAGTTACAATCTTTAAGTATCAGGAAAAGCAATCAGATGGCGGTGGCGGTTATTTACCGGCTAAATGGGTGGAATCACATCGTTTTAATGGTTTTTTAGATACACCTGAATCCAATGAAATTTACCAGGCAGAACAGTTAAATCACCCATTTAACCGATATTTGTATTATCCATATGGAGAGAATTTAACGATTGCAAACCGAGTAAAGTGTGAAGGAGAGATATATGAATTAGCAAGTAACCCCATGGATCAAGGCGGTCAACATGAAGTAATGAAAGTGGCTCTTAGGTTGGTGGAGTAATGGGTAGGAAAGATATTGAGATAGGTATTGAGATTGCAGGAATTCGTAAGTTTGAACGCACTGTAAATCGATTTGAGAAAGAGTTTATCAGAAAGGTTAAACGTGTCATTGTTGAAACAGCTAAACTAATTAAGAGCCAAGCTCAAGCATTGGCACCTGAAGATGATGGAAACCTCAGAAAATCTATTGAAATTGAGTATTTTAATGGGGGTTTAAGTGCTCGTATTTCTGTAGGTGCTCATTATGGCGTTTATGTCGAATATGGGACAGGAATTTATGCTGTTGAAGGAAATGGAAGGAAAACTCCTTGGGCTTATCGAGACCCTGAAGGAAGGTATGATGAAAAAGGAAATCCTATATTTATCTGGACAAGAGGCATGCACGCTCAACCATACTGGGCACCTGCAATTGAAATAGGCAGTAAGTATTTTGAGAGAGAATTAAATAAGTTAGGGGCGTGAGTTTATGGAAACTGCCCTATGGCCTTTACAAAAGGTATTATTTACAAGATGGAGTAATGATCAAGAGTTAAAAACAAAGATAACGGGTGTTTTTGACTATGTTCCATCTGGACAGAATTATCCTTATATAACGTTAGGAGAACCTTTAGTAACTCCTTTAGAAACAAAAAGCTCGTATCATGAGGAAATTCCTTGGACACACCATGTATGGAGTGGGTATCCAGGTAAAAAGGAAGCCTATGAAGTTATGAATCTCATGCTTAAATCTTTATCTTCGACCCCATTAGAGATGGAGGGTGGTTTTATTTTACTTAGATTTAAGCCGGAGCAATTACAAGTGATTACAGATATAGATAACACCACATACCATGGAATCATGCGTATACGCTATTATATTGGCAAATAAGGAGGTCATTGAGTTGTTGAAAAATGGTAGAGACACAATACTATTGGTCCAACCGGTAGACGCTACTGTTGGCAGCCCCGGACTTGTTGTGGCAGAACTGACAGAAAATAGTTGGTCTATCGAAAATGAATTAGTGGATGAACAAACAAAGATGGGGCGTATTTTAGCATATGGACAGAACAGTGAATCATTTGAAATGACTTGCTATGGGAAAAAAGGGGATCCCGGGCAAACTGCAGTTATCGACGCAATTAGGCAGAAGAAAAAACTAAAAGTCTGGGAAGTAGACCTTGTTCCAAATGCAGGTGGTAAATACGACGCGGTTTTTGCCTATTGTTTAGTTGAATCAGTTGAAGTATCTTCCCCGGGCGATAACTTTCAAGAGGTAACGGCAACCTTACAAGTAGAAGGTGAATCTGTTGAGGGTGAATTAACTACAATACCTGCAGAAGCTACAAGTAAACAATCTTATGAATTTGAAACACCGGGTGAAACAGGAACACCTACAACACCATAATAAGGGGATTAGCTTCGGCTAACCCTTTTTATTTTTGAATATATCCTATTGGAGGTATCATAGATGGCTTATTTAGAAATCGACGGAAAACAATATGAAGCAAAATGTAATTTTAAATTTGAACGGAAAGCAAATGAAAAATATAAACAGAAAGACACTGAACTAAGTGGTCTTGAACAAATTTATCAAGATCTAATGTCATATAAAACGGGAGCACTTTTAGCATTTTGGGATTGTGCTACGGCTCATCTTAAAAAAGAACAACCTAGTCTTGAAAAAATCGAAGACGCGCTTATTGAGATCCTTGAAAATGACGAAAATGGAGCAGAACAATTATTCAAAGATGCCTTTCAAGCTATTGATAATTCGGGTTTTTTCAGGCTACAACTGAAAGAATTTTGGAAGAATCTCGACTTAATCGACAAGTTAGCGAAGGACGAGGACGAGAAGGAACAGGCTCAAATAGCGAAAGAAATGTTCTTGGAGAAAAGAAAAGAACTGAACCCAACACGATAAATTACGATGAGATTTTTACGAATGTCGCTCATTATCTCGGAATTTACGACCCAGAATTAATATTGTCTTGGACGCCAAGAGAGTATCAATCATTTATCAAAGGTGCTCAACTTCGGCAAATAGATCAATACGAGTATATGGCTAAAAATGCGATGTCAATCCGATATGCGGTACATGCAAAAAGAGCAAGTGAACGAAGGATTTTTAATGCTAAACAAGCCAGAAGAAATTTAGAAAAAGGTTTTAATGATGTAAGTGATAAAAACATTGAACGTATGTTAGAACTAAATAAAAAATTCGAAGGATTTCAGCCTGAATTCATCCCCAAAAGGAAAGGGGGTTAATTACATTGAACGAACGGTTAAACGCGATTGTAGGAGCAAAAATAACGGAATTTCGACGGAAAATGAAAGAAGTCAATGCTTCTATTAAGGCTCTTCCAAATAAAACAAAAGTAAAAATAACGGCAATTACAAAACAAGCTGAAAAAAGGATAGAATCATTCCAATCAAAAATGGATAGGTTGTCCCAAACTATTCATTCTTTGAATACAGTATGGAGCAATGCCCTTCGGGGAGGTCTATTGATAGCAAGCCCATCAGCTATACCAATTTTGGCAACTATCATCGGATTGTTAGGAACTCTTGGGCCAATTATCGCAGTTTCAGGGGCAAGTATTGTTGCCATGGCTGCCGCATTTGGAATTGCCGGAGGTGCTGCAATCGCATTCGGAGCCGCTGCAATACCTACCATTAAGGGAATCATTGATGGCACTGCAGAAGCAACCGCCGAAAATAAAAAAGCAATGGAACAACTTGATGGGCTTAAAAAAGCCTGGAAAAATGTCCAAAAGGCAATTGCTCCGGATTCCGCTATTGCTTTTGGCAATGCGATGGAAGGAATTCGAAAAGCTGTTCAGGCTTTAAATCCTATGTTTACCAGTACGGCTAAGGTCATTTCTGATTTATCCACAAAATTTAATGCGTTTATGGACTCATCAACAGCTAAGATATTTTTTGATTTCTTAAATCAAAATGCAGCTCCAATCTTAGAAAAAGTGTCAAATGGCGTAATCGGGCTTACAAAAGGATTCATGAATCTGACCGTGGCTTTTGGTCCATTAATCACCTATATGGCACAGGGTTTTTCAAATTTAGGTGATTCGTTTGCAGCGTTCACCGAAAAAGTTTCAAACTCGAAAGGTTTACAAGACTTTATCAACTATGTTAAAACGAACGGTCCAAAAATTATGGATATCATAAAAAACTTCGGTCTTGGGCTTATTGGGATGTTTACCGCCTTTGGACCCTTAGCTTCCGATATGCTTACAGGATTGCAGAGATTAAGTGAAAAATTTGCTTTGTGGGGGCAAACCTTATCACAAAACCAACAGTTTCAAAGTTTTATAGGGTATATCCGTGATAATGCTCCGAAGGTTATATCATTGATTGGCAATATTGTATCTACCATTGTCAACCTTGCTACATCTATGGCTCCACTAGGACAAAAAATGTTAGAAATTGTAAACGGCTTTTTTAGTTGGACAAGTAGCATGTTGGCAGCCCATCCGATGTTGGGCAAGGTTGTTGGCGCAATCATAATCGGGATTGGCATTCTACAAATGATTATCCCGTTGATTTTATCAGTCACATCTCTTTTTTCTGGTTTTGGATCAGTTTTAGCGCGTATTTTCCCTACTCTAACAGCGTCGTTTAACTTATTTAAAACAAACATGATTGTTGGGCTCAAATTAATTGGACAAAATGTTTTAAATGCGGTAAAAAGTTTTGTTACTGCCACGGGTCAAATGATAGCAAGTGCTGCAAAAGCAGCGGCACAATTTGTTGTTCATGTGGCTAAAATGGTAGCTCAATGGGTAATTCTAGGAGCGAAATCATTAGTACATGCCGCTAAAGTAGCCGCCTCTTGGGTCGTTGCCATGGGACCTGTTGGATGGGTCATTGCTACCATTATTGGTGTTGCTGCAGTTGTCATAGCAAACTGGGACAAAATCAAGGATTGGACAGTAAAAACTTGGAATAAAATTGTTGATACAGTTAAAAGCGTTATGAATAACGTAAAAAGCTTTCTCGGTGGAATAAACCTTTTTGGGATAGGTAAAAACATGATCTCTGGGTTAACAAACGGAATCAAAAGCATGGCGAATAAAGTTATTGATTCCGTTAAAGGGGTTGTAAACGGGGCAATTAAAGCTGCTAAAAGATTATTAGGTATACATTCGCCGTCGAAGTTGTTTAAAGGATTTGGTAAAGATACATTTGCCGGGTATGTCATCGGTGCCAACAACATGGCATCTAAAGTAAAAAACACAGTATCCGATATCGCCGATGTGGCAGCAAGTACATTTGCACCTCAAGTTGCAACGGCAACTGTGGATACATCGTTTACTGTACCGGATATTGGATCAATTGATTATGCATTTGGAATGGAAATGGACGAAATTGAATTAGCTCAACAAGAAGAACAATATGCCGTCATTAATATAGGTGGTTATGAGGCAAAAGGAGTCATTAAGTACATTTCGAACGAGCAAAGTAGGATTAATTTTAGAGGAAGGAGGAAGCCAAAACAATGATATTAGATGATATATCGTATGGCAATTATTTTGGTGAGCCCTTCCGAATTTGGTTGAATGGCATTGATTTATCAGATTACTTGATCGTATTAGAGGTAAAAGGTCGATCCCTTTCTGGCAATGAGATTATTGCCACACAGAAAACGGATGGCAGTTATCGATTTAAGAAAAAAAGAAAGATACCGAAACCACTAATAGTTAAAGCGATTTTGGTCAGGGAATCAGAAAATGAATTGAGAAATGCTGTAAATATATTAAATGGCATATTAAATACAGACGGATTGGACAATATTAAATTTTCGGATGAACCGGAATATACTTATGAATGCACATTGAACTCTGTTACTGAGGAAAAAGAAGTCAATGGAACACATATTTTAACAATGGAGTTTTGGCGTCCGGGCTCTTATAAACTTAAAAAGACACACGACTTAGCAATACAGACTTCTTATGTACAGTTTAAGATATCCGGACAATGTAAAACCACATGGACCAGCAAGACGACATTTACAGCACCAGCAACACAATTCACACTTGAAACCAACCGTGGTGGCAAGATCATATTAAACTATAGCTTTATCGCTGGTGATGTGTTGGAGATTGATTGTCAAAAAAGGAAAGTCACGCTAAACGCGAATAACTTAGCTGTGGCGATTAGTTTAAGTACCGTTTGGTTTGAGTTGGAGCCGGGGCAAGTGCAAATCAAGGCAAGTCATCCAACTACATTAACTTATACGGAAAGATTTTATTAGGAGGGGTTATTGATGAGTGAATATAAAACAATAAGAGCGACTGACATGATGATAAATGCGGATAAAGTTAGAGTTGTAACAAAACCAGATTCACAACTTGATAGAATCGAACAGAAAATGGACAGAATCCTTGAACTGTTAGAAGGCAAGGACCTGTCCGTTTCTTATGATTCAATAGAAATTGGTAACCTTTGTGATATACCTGATGATGTTCTTAAACGAAATAATTTAGGAAAATACGCTAAATAGGTCTGTTAGAACGAAACGTTCTTTGTCCATTAGATACTTCTTCACAAACGATTAAACCATTTTTAAAAATCATAAATCTTTGGAAAATGTAATCATCACGAATAATGAATTTATGCACGATGTCATTTTCTGTTACACCAGAAATAGTTATTCCAGAATGATCAGTATTACCTTTAACAATTTTGTATTTTAAATTTTCTTCTTGAACCATTTAATTTCACCTCCTTCCTTTGTCATATTTCGACAAGGAAGGTCAAAAATCCTACTGCGAAAGGATGTGATAATTTGGCAGAACTTTATATTTTTAGTCCGGATGATAAACTCCTAACTATCATCACAGAAGAAACAGGGCTTGTCAGTGCATGGTTTAGAGAAGAACTAAACCAAGTGCCAGATACGCCTTTTTCTTTTACTATCGAAGCCGATAGTGAAAATGCTCAATATGTCGTCGAAGAGAACCAAGTCGTATTTCGAGATAAGGAAGGAGAATATCGCTTATACGTCATTAAAGAACTGGATGACATTGATAATATTGACGGCCCACAAACAAAGGCTATCTGTTTGCCGGCTTTTTTGGTTGAGTTAAAAGACCATATAATTGTTGACCGGCGCTTTATAGACAAAGAAGCGCAAGAAGCGCTAAACGTAGCATTAGAAGGTACTCGTTGGACTGGTGAGGTAGAAGTCAGTTTGGGTTTAAACTCAACAAACTTTTACTATATGACATCCGTTGACGCTATTTGGAATATCCTTTCCATATGGGGTGGCGAGTTTAAGGATGCTGTTAAATTTGATGAGAAAAATAACATTGTAAGCCGCAAAATCAAAATCCTGCAACGTCGTGGAGCCGACCGAGGGAAACGATTTGAGATTGACCATGATATTGAAGAAATTCAACGTACGGTACTATCTTATCCAGTAACAGCATTGTATGGACGTGGTGCATCACTTGAAATTCTAGACGAAGAAGGAGAGCATACAGGCGGTTATACTCGTTATATTGATTTTGCAGATGTTGAGTGGAAAAAATCAAAAGGCGATCCAGTCGATAAACCGAAGGGGCAAAAATGGGTAGGGGATCCTGATGCCTTAGAAAAATACGGTTACCTCAAAAAAGACGGCAGTAAACTTCACCGTTTTGGCATCGTGGAAAATCATGATATCGAGGACCCGAAAGAGTTACTTGAATGGACATGGCAACAATTACAAAAACTAAAAAAACCGGAAGTGAATTATGGCTTATCTGTCCACTTGCTGGAAATGCTAGCCGGGTATGAACATGAACACGTCGAACTTGGCGATACAGCGGCAGCAATAGACCGACAGTTTGCTAGACCGATAGAAGTACAAGCTAGGGTAATTGCTATTGAATATGACCTTGTAAACATTGAAGATACCGCAAAAGTCGAAATGGGACAGTTTTTAAGCGCCTATCAGTATGATGATACGTTGGATAAAGTTGTGGAAACTATCAACAACAACCGTGGCAAATGGGAAGATAAAACGGTCACAAACGATAGCTTTCCAGACATTAAGCCGGGTACACCGGTAAATGTTCAAGCAATTGGTGGTTTTAAAACTATCCAATTATATTGGGAATATGACTCAAATGTATATATTTCTCACTATGAAGTTTATGGTTCTCAGGTAAAGGACTTTGTCCCGGACAACCAACATTTGCTATGGCGTGGTCGTGTATCATCATTTTCCCACGAAGTGAACACTGATGAGGTTTGGTACTACAGAGTACGAGCCGTCAATACGAGAGGGACGCCAGGAGATTTTAGCCCAGAAGTAAGTGCAAGCACAGTCCGAATTATTTCAGATGATATTTTATTTGGCGAAGATATAGCGGCTGAATTGCGTGAATTAAGCAAGACAGCCAAACTATTGGCTGATGGCACTATCGATTTATCCATGATTGGTGAGGATGTCACGGAAGAAATTGAATCAGCAAAGACAATCGCCAATGACGCCATGGCAAGAGCTAACACAGCAACCCAGCAAGCCACCGATGCTATTAACCAAGCACAAACAGCGTTTGACGAGGCACAAGCTGCACTAACAACAGCGAATAACGCAACGGATATCGCGACAACTGCAAAAACAATCGCATATGAATCAGCTAACCAAGCAACAAGCGCACTAACAACAGCGAATAACGCAATGGATGAAGCAAAGAAAAAAGCAGATATAAATAGTGTATATACAAAAACGGAAATTGACCGGGCATTAACCGGATATGCGAGTGTTACTGCTGTTAATACACTTACAGGGCGTGTGGATAAGGCTGAGACAGCTATTACGCAAAACGCAAATAATATTGCGTTAAAGGCAGATAAAAACGTTGTGGACACGTTAAAAAATACCGTAGACAACCATAGTACGTTGATTAGTCAAAATGCTGATGCAATTGCATTAAAAGCCAATCAGTCCACGGTTGACGCGCTAACTGGTAGGGTAAGTACGACGGAAGCAACGCTGACAACACATGCAAACCAGATTGCTGCACGTATTACAAAAACGGAAGCAGATGCCAAATATGCGACGCAGACGGCACTAACAGCGACGGCAAACAGCCTGACGAGCAGTATTACAGCAGTTCGTAGTGACTTAGATAATTTGGAGATTGGTGGAAGGAATTTAATCCCTAATTCTAAGATTGGTGCTGTACATGGTTATCCTACAAACCCAACTTGGACAATGAATGGGGAGTGGAAGAGAACGACATTACCTTTGACAAATGTTAATGAGATTCTCGAAAACAAAAAAATCCCGATTGAGGGTGATGTTGAGTATACACAGTCAATTATGTTTAGAACGGATGCTACTAGCGTTAATTTTAATTTTACATTTTTTAGTGATAATACAGGTCATAAAACAGTTACCACTAAAATAGAGAAAATAAGTGGAGAGTTATACAGGGCAGTAGGCACTGGGAAAACAAATGCTGGACAAACAAATATTAGAGTGCCAGATTTTAATAATATTTCAATTACAGGTGGAACATATATAGAGTTTGCCTATGCAAAAATCGAAAAAGGCAATCGTGCCACTGACTGGACACCAGCCCCAGAGGATATGGCGACTGTAACCCAATTCAACACATTACAACAAACGCTAGACAGCACTACATCACGTATCGGTAACGCAGAAGGTAGTATAAGCACACTACAACAAACAGCGAGCAGCCTAGCGAGTAGAATCACAAATACAGAGGGTAATATTAGTACGTTAACCCAAACAGCAAACGGCTTGCAAACGAGAGTAAGTAATAACGAGAAAAACATCTCAACTGTCACCCAAACAGCAAACGCATTACAAACACGTATGACTAATGCAGAGGGTAATATTAGTACGTTGACAGCAACGGCGAATAGTCTTACAAGTAGTATTACAGCAGTTCGTAGTGACTTAGATAATTTGGAGATTGGTGGAAGGAACCTTGCCAAGAACTCTACAGGTGATATGGGTTTGAATGGATGGGAAGCCTTTAACAGTGGGGGTTCGTTGACAGTAGAGGATGGGTATGGCGAACACAAAGCGATTACTCGTTCTATCACTGGTAGTGGTGGCGCCATTTATACTCCTTTTGCTGATGTCATTCCTAATGATACTTATACGCTTTCGTTCTGGGTAAAAACAGATAAAGATGCTACAGTATCTCACCTGCCAAAATTTAGAAATGCAAGTGGTACTGAAAGCAATCCAATTGCCGCGCCAAACACACAAGTGACTGCAAATACTTGGACAAGAATCACGTTTACTCTTACAATACCGGCAAATCAAGTGCGAGCGGCAACGACACCTAGGGTTATAAATGGCGAATATCCTGTAAAACTTTGGGTGTCACAATATAAACTTGAAAAAGGCAATCGTGCCACTGACTGGACACCTGCTCCAGAGGACATGGCGACCCAATCTCAGTTTACCCAACTAGCCGACGCTATCAATCTACGTGTATCAAAAAACGATATTATTAATCAAATTAATGTCAGTACCGAAGGAATCCTGATAGCTGGTCAGAAAATCCGTATTACCGGTCAAACCACTATCGACAATGCGGTCATAAAAACTGCTCATATTGCAGACGCCGCAATTACCAGTGCTAAAATCGCTAACTTGGCAGTAGGTTCAGCCGCCATTGCCGACGGAGCAATCACACGGGCTAAATTGGGAACAGCCGCAATAGGTACAGCACAAATACAAGACGGAGCAATTACAAATGCTAAGATTGCTAATGCAACGATTGATGACGCAAAAATCGCTTCGATATCGGCAAATAAAATTACAACTGGCGTATTACAAGGTATTACTTTAATCTCGGACAATAACCAAGGTGACAGGATTGTGATTGAGGATGGATCGTTGTTTAGTAGAAAAAATAACAAAAACATGATAGAAATGCAAAATTATAATTTGATATTTTACGATTCGGGAACAAGCGACCCAACGCCTGATAATGCCGAAGTAGGTAGAATAGCTAACGTATGGTATACTGACAACAATGAACTCCGGGGGCTTGCACTGGTGGGGTATAAAGATTTTGTATCCCTTAATATGGGAAAAAGTGACACCTACAGCGAACAACAGTTAAGCATATATAGAAGCGGAAACGAGATTAATGCAAACTTCTACACAAAAAGGGTTTTTCATAACGGTAGGGATTTGGCACGCATTGGCATTGACACGCCTCTACAAAATAAGTATGGGCAGTTAACGGGTTCACCTGGCCTTTGGTTTTTTGTTTGGGAAAATTTTAAACTAGGTGGATATTATGGCGAACGAGGTAAGAATTACGCATATGGGTATGGTTATTATCCGATTACTGGGGTATCAAAAGTTTACGCAGTGTTCGCACAAATAATTGGTGCTTATTCCGATAATTTGACCACTGGAATAATGGATATAAGTAATACAGGATTTACGTTATATGTAACCGGCACAGGCGCTACTGACGTATATAACGTATCAGTTGATGTTTTGTTAATGATTGTTTATCAAGACTAAAGGAGAAAATAAAATGGAAAACAAACAAAAAGTAAATCAATTCCAAGAGAAGGTAGATGAAGAAATGAAACTAGAGATTGAAAATATTAAACTAGCTGATTCGATCAATGTCTTAAATAAGTTGAAACTAAAAGGCTTAAAATCTATCCACCGTACACGATTAGCCAATGCTTTAACGGAAAAATTAAAACGTGTAGCCGAAGAAGAAAAGAAACTGAAAGAAGAATACAGCAGAAAAGATGAAAATGGGGAGGCAATCATTAAGGACGGAGCATATGACATTGAAAACTTGGAAGAATTCCAAAAGGTAATGGAGGAGTTTTACAAGGAAAAAATCGTTATTGAAGGCGGAGATAGTCCTGTTTTTTTGAAATCCGTCAAACAATCCATGGAAGAATCGGAAATTGAATGGGATGGCAGTGAAGCATACGCATTTGCCTATCTATATGACGCTTTTAAAGGGGGTGAAGAATGATGAGCGTACAAATTACATCAATAAATTTACAGTATGAAGGAAACGTTATTCGTAGTGTTAAAGTGTATTTTTCTGGCTATGATGACGACAGGGAGATTAACGTTAATGGATGTATCTCTCTTAGTGCCGAAGAATATGCCGGGAATGAAGCAATCGAAACTTTAACTGAATTGGTACAGACAAAAACAATTGAGAGATTAAGTCCTGCTGTATAAGTAGGGCTTTTTTTAAATGGGGGTAATGAAATGGATAAGTGGTTTCAAACAATAGTTGCAGCAGGAGGCGCTCTAGCCTCTTACTTGTTCGGAGGGTGGAGTGCTTTGTTAAGCGTTTTATTGACATTCGTGGTTATTGATTATGTATCAGGTGTAATTGCTGCCGCAGTAGACGGAAAATTGAACAGTCATAAAGGGTGGGCAGGTATCGCTAAAAAGGTATCTATCTTTTTTATTGTCGCTGTGGCCCATTTAGTGGACACTGCTTTAGGTGATTCGCACATATTTAGAGACGCAGCTATATTTTTCTATATTGCTAATGAGTTGTTAAGCATTGTTGAAAATATAGGTCGTATGGGTGTTCCAATTCCCGAAAAATTAACTAATGCGGTAGAAGTTTTAAAAGGTAAAGGAGAGGAAAAATAATGGTTAAAATTTTTATCGATCCGGGACACGGTGGTTCGGACCCCGGTGCAGTCGGAAATGGCATCAGTGAAAAAAATATTACTTTACAAATTGCGAATCAAATTCAACAAATGCTATTGAATGAATACGAAAATGTCTCTGTAAGAATGAGTAGAACAACGGACCAAACCGTTAGCTTAAATGCTAGGACGTCTGCCGCAAACAGCTGGGGAGCTGATTTTTATTTGTCGGTTCATATAAATTCCGGTGGCGGAACAGGTTTTGAAAGTTATGTATATCCGAAAGTTAATGCATTAACAAAAAGCTACCAGCATGCCATTCATGAAGAAGTGGTAAAACAAATAGATTATCGTGACCGGGGACAAAAGCAGGCAAATTTTCATGTGTTAAGAGAATCAAATATGCCGGCACTCCTAACTGAAAATGGTTTTGTTGACAATATTTCGGATGCAAATAAATTGAAGGACCCGGCGTTTATAAATAGGATTGCACGAGGACATGTGAACGGCTTAGCGAGGGCGTTTGGACTTAAACAAAATGCGGCACCACAGCCACAAACGGGAGACATTTATATTGTTCAGCCTGGCGATACGCTTTGGGGTATTGCCAAAAAATATGGTATGACCGTCGCTGAGTTAAAATCCCTAAACGGATTAACTAGTGACATAATTCATCCCGGTCAACAGCTAAAAGTGAGTGGATCCGTAACTTATCACACAGTTGTAAATGGTGATACTTTGTGGGGATTGTCGCAAAAATACGGGACGACCGTCGCTAAATTGAAATCATTAAATGGGCTTAAGAGCGACACTATCTATCCGGGACAAAAGTTGAGGGTGAAATAAAAAAAGAGGGGATTGCTCCCCTCTTTTTTGTTTATATAAGAGGAAATTAATTGTAAAACGTCGAAAATTTATAGATGAAGGAGGGGATACCATGCAACCATTAGAAAGGGAATTACTTAAAATCCGCGGAAAAATCGTAGAATTATACAGGATGAGTGACAATACATACAAAGCGTTTGCCTTTGAGCGCTTTGATAGTGATGAAGAAGTATGCGGAATAGGGGATAGTGACGACCGTCAGAGTGCAATAAAGTTAGCCTTGCAGGATCTATATGTGGAAAATAAAAACACCCGGTGAGGGGTGTTTTTTTTTTCAGTAAGGAATTATAAATGGGAGTAATTCCCTTAAAAATTTAATAAATATGGACAATCGGTTACCTCATATATATCTGTTGAGGTGATACATAGGTGCATATAAAAATTATCAGCGGAGAATCTACTGACAAAATTAGAAAAGCTTGTTATGATTACCTATATGAAAAGTACAGGAGGGAATACCTCAATGATAGGAATCTATGTCAGGGTATCGACAGAGGAACAAGCGAAGCACGGTTACAGTATCAGGGACCAAATAGACAAGTGCCGAAGCAAAGCGGAGACGGATGAAATATTGGAATATATTGATGATGGAGTTTCTGGAGAATTTCTAGATCGGCCGGCATTAAATAAACTTCGTGAAGATGTAAAAAATGGAATCATTGATAAAGTTATATGTTATGATCCCGACCGCCTTTCCAGAAAATTAATGAACCAATTAATCATTACGGAAGAAATTGAAAAAAACGCAGAATTAGTTTTTGTTAATGGCGAATACATGAAAACTCCTGAAGGTATGCTTTTTTATCAAATGAGGGGAGCCATTGCAGAATTTGAAAAGGCAAAAATCACTGAACGTATGTCGAATGGCCGGAAAAGGAAGGCAAAAGAGGGGAAAATTGTTAGAGATCCAAGGATTTATGGGTACGTATATAATAAGGAAACTTCTCAACTCGAGATTAATGAAAGCGAAGCACAAGTTGTTAGATTGATTTTTGACTTGTTTACAAGACCGAACGGAAGAGTACAAGGGATAAATGGGATTGCCTTTTATTTGACTGACCGGAAAATACCTACAAAACGTAATGCTAGTGTTTGGCATCGTCAAGTGGTTAGGCAAATATTAATGAACGAAGCATATATTGGTCGTTTTTACCACAATAGATGGG